GGGGACCCCCTGCTCCCGCCCGTGTTGATCCACAGCAGCGCCGAGTCCCGCAGCTCGTCGAGCACCACGGCCCGCTCGTCGCCCTGGTTCGACAGCCCCCAGACCTGCGCCTCGGGGACCGCGTTGGTGGCGTTCACCAGGGCGTCGTAGGCGTCGGCGTGGGTCATCTGGCGCATCTCGTCCAGCACGCCCCGGTAGAGGGTCATGGACCGGCCGGCGTCGTCGTTCTGGGCCGACACGCAGTAGGTGCAGTCGTCGACCGTGCGCAGCTCCACCTCCCCGTTGGTGCGCCTCACGCCGTTGCGCGGGATCAGCTCGGCGAGGTGCGGCTGGCGCTCCATCAGCTTCAGGGACTGCTCCCAGAACTTCTTCGCGTAGTCGACCTTCGTGGAGGTGGCCAGGATGGCCGGCGGGAACTCGTAGCCGGCCAGGGCGGGCATCTCCTCGGTCAGCCAGAACGGGGCCAGGCGCACCCAGATGGCCGACTTCCCGTTCTGCCGCGCCACCAGGATGATCACGAAGTTGAACCGGGGCCGGCCGTCCGGCAGCAGCTCCCCGGCGTGGATCACCGCGAGGCGCTGCCAGGGGCGGTACGGGGAGCCGAGCACCTGCTCGGCGTAGTCGACGGCCGCGAACCCGTAGGAGGTCCCGTAGTCCAGCGCGCACCCGCAGCCGCAGGGTCCCGGCGGCCCGGTCACCAGCGGGGGCGTGTGCAGCCTCGGCCGGGTGCTACCCAGCACCACCTCGGAGCCGTCGCTCCCGCTCGGCCCGGTACCGGGCGAGGGGGTTGTCCGTGGGCGGGTCACCGGGGACGCCCCCCTTCCTGGTCACGTCGGCCCTGGCGCGGGGCGTCATGCCCAGCTCGGCGAGCACCGCCGCGAGCTTGGGGCCGAGCAGGGCGAGGACCGCCGTCTGCTCCACCCGGTCCAGCAGGGCGCGCACCCGCTCGTAGAGCTGCGGGTCCATCCAGCCCTCCACCTCGCGCAGCCACCGGCCAGCCGCGACCGACACCACGGCGGCCTCGTCCAGGTCGTCGGCGTAGCGGCGCGCCAGGGCCACGGCGGCCGCGTCCGCGGCCGCCGTCCTGGTCTCCCTCAGCGCGGCCTCCAGCGCCCACCGGACCGTCCTCTCGGCCACGTCAGGCCCCGGCCGCCCGGAGCAGCCGGTCCGCCACCTGCTCCAGCGACGCGCCGTACCCGGCGCGCCCGGCCCACGGGTCCAGGTCAGCCAGGCGCACGGCCGGCGGCCGGCGCGTGGAGGCGTTGATGGAGGTCACCACCCGGTAGCGGGGGTCCGTCACGGTGTCCGCGAAGGGCACCTGGCAGTAGGCCCGTAGGTGCTGCGCGTGTGCCTCGGCGCCGGCCGCCCAGTCCGCGAACTGGGCGTGGCAGAGCGGGTGCTCGGACGTGGCGCCCGGGGGCAGCAGGGCGAGCACGGCGTCCAGGTCGCGCACCTTGAGGCCGCACGTGTTGCGGTGCCAGGCCGAGGCCGCCCGGCCGAACCGGCCCCACCCCGTCTCGTGGGCGGACTGGGCGACCATGGCCAGCGGATCGACCCCGTAGCGCAGGGCGGCCGCCCACAGCGCCGGCACCACGGAGCGGTAGAACTCCGGGTCCGGCTCCTGGGCCGCCACGGCCAGCGAGAGCGCGTCCAGGGGCAGCGAGGGGCGCCCCATGATCAGCGTCACGACGAAACCTCCAGGTCAAACGGTGGGCGCGGGGAGAGGGACTTTCGGGACGGGCGGGTACTGGTGGCGGTGTGACCCCGGAAAAAACCGCCGGCTCACCAGCGCGTGACCACGTCGGGCCGCGCGTCGCGCGCTCGCGGGTCGCCCGTCGCGAGGTTGCACGCCCGGCACGCGGCCAGCAGCCACCTCGGGTCGTCGCCCACCTCCGTGCCCCGTACGTGGTGGACCTGGAGCAGGGCCCGGTCCCCTCCGCTGCACTCGGGGCTGACCACCAGCGTCCCGGCCCACGGCCCCAGCTCGGGGCGGTAGGTCCCGGCCGCCACCTCGGCCACGCGGCAGCGCCACCCGTCCCGGGCCAGGGCCGCCGGCCGGGCGCGCGACCAGGCCCAGTTCCCCACCCGACCGAGGGCGGCCCGCCTGCGGTGCTCGTACCTGGCCCTGCTCGCCCGGCCCCTGGGCACGCGCGCTCACCGCCCGCACCGCAGCTCGGGCGGGGGCGGCGCGGGGTTGTCCCGCAGGGCGTCCCGGTACCGGTCGCTGGCCCGCACGTACCCGCCCAGCAGCCCCTGGAATACCTGCTGCGCGTCCGGCCTCGGGCGCGCCAGCAGCTCGGCCATGCCGCGCCACAGCGCGTCGTTGGTGCCGTCCACCTCCCGGCGCGCCTCACCGATGACGACCGAGCGCGCGGACAGCTCCCCGGCCCAGCCCGACACGCACCGGTCGTAGCGGTCCTGGTCGGCCGAGCGGTCCAGGTCCCGCCACCCCGCCGCGAGCGCGAACGCGGCCACCATGACCAGGCTCGTGACCCACGGGTGGCGGGCCAGCCAGCGCCACGCCCTGCGCGCCGGCACGTCACCTCACCACCAGCATGACCACGACCACGTACGCCCAGAGCGCGAACCACGCCACGGTCCAGCCGCCCGGGACCAGTTCCCTACCGATCAGGCCCACCGTCGCCCACCTCCGTCTCCTGGTCACGGTCCCGCTTGGCGTCGTCCACCCGCGTCACCGCCGGGGCGAGCAGCAGCGCCACGGCGGCCGTCACCAGCTCGGGGTGCACGGGCTCCGCCACGAACGCCTGGTGCAGCAGGATGCCCAGCCCGGCCAGGAACAGGGCCAGGTCTCTCGTCAGCCGCACCCGCCTGCGTGCCCGTCTCGCGGCCATCCGCCCGTCCCTTCACCCGCAGGTCCCTCACTGTCCCGCCCTCCTCGCGGCCTCGGCCTCCACCGACGACCGGGACACCCGGACGGCCCCAGTGTGCGGGTTGCGCTCGCTGGCGAGCACCCCGGCACGGCGCAGGTTGTCCACCTTGGCCCGGCTCAGGCCGAGGATCTCCTGCGCCTGCGCCCGGGTCACCCAGCACGGTGGCGCCGCCCACTCGGCCAGGTGCCTGGCCCTCGCCAGGGCCGCCGCCCGGGTCGCCCTCCGCTGCCCCTCCGACATGCCGCGCACCGTAGCACCCACCGGGCGTCACCCGCCTCCGCCATGATCGTTTGTTGGGAACCTCAACGCCCGGCCCCTGTTCCAGGGGGGCCGGGCACGCGTTGAGGCGTTGAGTTGAGGTGCGTTGAGGCGTTGAGGTGCCCTTGACCTGCATCTTTCCTCCCAACTCAACGCCCCCGTTGAGGCTCAACGCTCAACGCGTTGAGGTGACCTCAACGCACATGCCCGTTGAGGCATACACGAACGATCCTCACGTTTCACCAAGCATGTTTCCGCAGGTCATCCGCGTACCCTGACCCCCGAGGCCGTGGCGACCATGGCCGCCACCGCGCGGGCCTCCCGGAGCGTGACCTCCGGCTCCTCCCGGGCCCCGAACTGCTCCCGCAGCACCCCGTTCAGCAGCGCCAGGACGGTCCGCTCGCCGGCCCGGCCCAGGTCCCCGCCGCTGTCCGCGTAGGCCCGCAGCCGGGCGTACAGGTTGGCCACGCGGACCTCCTGCTCGGACGCGGTCACCAGGCCCTCGGCCTCGCCGAGGGGCGGCCGGACGACCAGCCCGCCGTGCTCGGGCGCCAGGCGCAGCCGGGTGGCCGCGCCCTTCTCGGCATAGCGCTGCTTCTCCTGCACCACCAGCAGCTCCCCGCCGCGCCCCTCGGCCAGCCGCAGCTCCGTGTCCATCCCGCCGAACATGCCCGAGGCGCCGCGCGGCCGCCCCTGGTCGGCCCACCCGACGTGGTGCACGCTCAGGTAGCACGCCCCGGTGGCGAGCACCAGCTCGGACCAGGCCGCCTGCACCTCGGCCGCGTCGTCGTTGCTGTCCTCCCGTCGCCCCACGGTCATGGCCGCCTGCGTGTCGCCGATGACCAGGACGAACCCCTCCCGGGCCACGGCCTCGCAGAACGCCCCCCAGCCCGGCCCGCCCACGGGCACGGCCTCGGGCCAGAACAGCACCCCGGAGCGCCGGCCGTCGTGCGCCAGGGCCCACGTGCGCATGCGCGGGTGGAACGAGGGCGCCCCCTCGGCCGCGACGTAGAGCGCCGGCCCCTGCTTGACCGAGCGGCCCAGCCACGGCAGCCCGCAGGACACGTGCGCGGCCAGGTCCAGCGCCACCCACGTCTTGCCGCGCGTGCTCTCGCCGAACAGCCGGGCCTTGGTGCCCAGGAACAGCAGCCCGTCCACCAGCGGGTCCGGCAGCGGGATGGCCGCCGCCTCCTCCTCGGTCAGGAAGGCGAACGGGCCGCGCTCGGGGCGCCCCAGCGGGTCGGCCGGGGCCTCAGCTTTTGGGTCCCCGCTCACCTGGACTCCGGCCCAGAAGCGCTCCTGGGGGCTGGCCTGCTCGTCCGGCACCACCTCGTCCGGCACGGCCGCGTCCACCGCGCTGGCGAGCTTGGCCAGGTCGTCCTCGTCCGGCTCCACGCCGGCCGAGGCGAACGCCCAGAGGTACCCCTCCTCGGCGCGCTCGGGCGAGAGCCGGGCCAGGTGCGTGGAGTGGCGCAGCAGCCCCGCGTGGGCCTCCCCGCCCCACCCCGACGCGGCCCAGCGCCGCACGTCGCCCTCCAGGGCCGCCACGGCCCGCGCCCACTCGCGGGCGGCCGCGCTCACCGGGATGCGGCGCGGCGCCCCCTCGGCCGGCCGGGCCGAGCGCAGCTCCCGCACCCGGTCCGCCAGGCGTCGCCCGGAGTCGTCCAGGGCGAGCCTCGGCCTGGCCAGCAGCACGGCCAGGTACCCGGGGTCGGTCGGGGGCGCCACCCAGCGGTAGGGGCGCTCCAGGCCGTCCACCTTGGACCGGCGCACCGTGGGGGCGATGAACGCGTACCCGCGCCCCGAGCCGTCCGGCGCGCCGCCCTTGTAGTCGACCCCCGGCCAGGCCCCGTCCCGGGACTCCAGGCCCAGCGGGGCCACGAACAGGTGCTGCCCCCCGCTGGGCGTCTCGGACTCCAGGTAGGGCGTCGGCAGGTCCTCCTGGAGCGGCCGCGCGCCGTTGCGCGGGTCGATGTCCACGAGGTCCAGGGCCCGGCCCATGACCGCGCACAGCGCCATCCCGGGCCGCCACTGGTCGGCCACCTCCGGGTCCGGCTCGGCCCGGTGCCAGCCGTAGGGCTCCTGGAACCCGGTGGGCCGGCCGGGGTCGGCGCGCGCCAGGAACAGCGGCACGCCGGCCCGCGCCAGCCCCCGGGCCACCTCCAGGGCCGCCTGCTGCTCGGCCGTGAGCGCGCTCACCACAGCCCGGCCGCCGAGCACTCGTAGCTACCGTCGCAGTCCATGGCGCGCCTCCGCTCCGTCTCGGGGGACGGCCGAGGTCGCGGGCTGGTAACGTCCGCGCCGCGCGGTCCGCCCCGCGCTCGTCATGTGGCGATCCCCCGCCGCAGGGCCGGGGCCGCCGGCAGGTGCCACGCAGGGCGCCCCGGCGGCCCCGCGCCGCCCCGAGAGACTAGCTCCTTCCGGCGGCCGGCCACCTCCCCGAGTAGTCCTCCAGGAGGGCGACGGCGCACCCCCGCTCGTGGCGCGTGAGCACCGCGCCGCGCACCTCCTCCGGGTGCGCCCCGCAGCCCCGGCACGCGACGGCCCGGCGCAGCCGATCCAGCTCGGCCGGCCGCAGCCCGCCGGGCCGGGCCCGGCCGTGCACCACGACCACGCCCGAGGCCGCGCGGCGCTCGCGCATGTACTCGGCGCGGCACGGCCGGCAGCGCCGCCGGCCCCCGCCGGGCGGCCGGTACTCGTTCGCGGGCACGTCCGCGTGCAGGCCCCGGGCGCACAGCCGCGTGCCCCGCCCGGCGACGACCCGCTCACGTGCCGGCGCCGTCAACGGTCCGGCCCTCCACCGCGCGCACCCCGAGCGGGGCGCCCCGCCGGCCCTCGGCCATCCGCTCGAACGCGGCCAGCGGCACGCACAGCGCCTCCAGGCGCATCAGGCCCACCTCGGCCGGCCCCGGCGCGCCGCCGACCCAGTCCCGGTCCCGCAGCGGGTCCACCTCCGGCGCGTCCGGGCCGGCCGCGACCAGGGCCGGCCACGCCGAGTACCGGGCCGGCCGGCGCCACCAGCACGGCCCCTCGGCCACCAGGGGCGTCAGCCGGGCCTCCCGGCACCGCTCGTAGAGCCGGTACCACGCGGTCCGCTCCACCTGGTCGGCCACGTGCGGGTACATCTCGCCGGTCACCAGCTCGTGGACGGCCACCCGCTGGCGCGACGACCAGGCGGCCGCCACCAGGACCAGCAGCTCGGCCGCCTGTCCGTCCAGCTCCAGCTCCACCACCGTCAGCCCGGACTGACCGGCCCCGCGCACGGCCTCCATCAGGCCGGCCCAGCCCCTAGCGCTGATCACCTATACCGCCTCCTCCGCTTCGTCGACCGACGCCAGGTCGGCCGCGTCGAACCCCCCGACCTGCGGGACCCAGGTGGGCCCGCACACCTCGGCCTCGGCCGAGATCACCACGCCGCGATAGGTCACGGTCATGGCGCGCTCCAGGAACGCCCGGTAGTCCTCGGCCATCGGCGCGGGGACCACGGACACCAGCTCGTCGTGCAGGAAGAACCGCAGGGCCCAGTGCCAGCCGGCGTAGCGGTGCCGGTGGACCGCCACCCGCAGCACGTCGGACTGGGTGCCCTGGGTGGCCGCGTTGAGGCCCAGCCGAGACGGCAGCGGGTTGCCCGCGCCGTCCGTGCGGTGCCGCAGCTCGCCGGAGTCGTCGACCCAGAACCGGTCCCAGAGCGGCACCCGGTGCCCGCTGTCCAGGTGCACCACGTAGCGCTCGTTCATCTCCTCGGCGTAGGCCCAGAAGCGCGGGAACTGCCCCCGCCAGCGCCCCAGGACGCCGGAGCCGGGCAGCCCGAGCAGGGCGTCCACCTTGGCGTCCCGGGCCCCGTAGCACGCGGCCAGCCAGGCGAACTTGACGTCCTGCCGGCGCTGGTAGCTCGGGGTCCCGCCCACCTTGCCCTCGGCCGGGTCGTAGCCCGGGTACAGCTCGGCCGCCAGCCGGCCGTTGATGTCCCCCTCCAGCAGCCAGGCCAGGTAGTCCGGGCAGCCCGACAGCGCCGCCATCACGTGGGGCTCGCCCTGCCGCAGGTCCGCCGAGACGAACACCCGGCCGCGCTCGGCGCGGTAGCAGGCCCGCAGCCGGGTCTCCTCGCGCTTGGGGGCCGAGTGCAGCGGGCCGGCCGTGGGGGTCTTCTGGCAGGACATCCGGGTGGTCACGGTGCCCACGGCGCGCATGCTGGCGTGGCTGGCCCCGTCCGCGCGCTCGCAGGCCCAGACCATGGGCTCCACCCAGGTGGACCGGTACTTGTCCGCGCGGCGCGTGGTGATCACGGCCCCGGCGAGCTGGACGGCCCGCGCCACCCGCTCCATCGTGTCCGGGTCCTCGGCCACCCGGCCCTGCGCGTAGTCGACCAGCCAGGACTGGCCGCGCTCGCGGATCGCAGCCAGCGCGTCCTTGTTCCAGCTCTCCTGGCCCGAGTCCCGGTCGACCACGGGCGAGCGCACGCCGAGGGCGGCGAACGCCTCCCCCACCTTCGGGCCCATGCCGGACGGCCCGATCCCGAGGGGCGCGAGCACCGGCCGCTGGGACTCGGTCACGGCCAGCAGCTCCCCGCGCAGCCAGCGCGCGTACGGCTCGTCCACCCGCATGCCCCGGTAGGTCGCCCCGTCCACCACCCACTGCTCGGCCAGCGCCGCCTCGGTCCTCGGCCACTGCCCCCGGGCCTCCAGCTCCCGGCGGGTCAGCCGGTACAGCCGCGCCGTGCACAGCGGGTCCAGCAGCGCGTAGAGCAGGTACTCGGGCAGGTCCCAGGGCGCGTTCGCGAAGCCCCACGCGCGCTGCCGGGTCGGGCCGGCGCGGTGCCCCTTCGGGGCGTTGGCCGCGAACCAGGCGTTCATGGCCGCCTCGGCCTGCGCCAGGGCCGGCGTCAGGAGCCGGGTCGTCGTCGGCTTCAGGCCCTTGGGGCGCGGTATCCGCCGGTCGATCCGATCCTTCGGGTTCTGGGTGGTCACCGTGCGCGGGTCGTAGACGCCCAGCGCCACCTGGGTGTCCCAGAAGTGGGGCTCCGGGTCCGACCAGCGCACGGGGTCCCAGTCCAGGCCGAGGCCCCGACAGAGGAACCGCTCGTCGGCCTCGGCGTAGTGGGCGGCCCAGCGCGGGTACGCCTGCACCAGCTCGGCGAGGTGCTGCACCTGGCCGGGCGTCAGGGGCTCCAGGGGCACGGCCCACGCGGTCAGCCCGTCCGAGACCTGGACGCACCGCGTGGCGAACCCGCGCTCGAACGGGTCCAGCCCGTTCGTCTCGCAGTCGATGGCGAGCGTCGGGTCCTCGCGGTGCGCCCGCGCGTAGTCGACCAGCCAGCGCGCCAGCTCGGCGAGGTCGGGCTGGCCGACGACCACCCGCAGCTCGCACCACTCGTCGGGCCACCCGCCCACCCTGTACCGTCTGACCTGCACGAACGCGACGGTAGCACGCCCTTGCCGGTGAGTGCTAGTGGGTGCTAAGGTTGCGTCCTCCCGCCGGTCCCAGCGAGGACTGCGAGGCCGGCGGGAGCACCACACAGAGGTAGCGGAGGTAGCAGTGGGAACGACGACCGAGCGGTGGTTCGCCACCCGCAGCGGGCTGAACGCCCGCACGGACGAGGACCGGGCCATGGCCCACGAGCAGGAGGGGCCGTTCGGCTCCCGCGAGCTGGCCCGCACGGCCCTCGCGACGATCTTCCGGGACGGCGTCCGCGCGGCCCTGGAGGGCGCGCCGGGCAGCGTCGCCCGCGACTTCGGGCCCCAGTACCTGGACCTGCTGACGGCGCTGGCCACGCACCCCGGGGACGACCACTGGACCGTCCAGGGCGTCCAGTGGCGGCTGTGGCGGGCCGACCAGCCGGCCGAGGCACCCGAGCCCAGGAAGGTCGTCGCGCTGCCGGCGGCCGCGCCGACGCCCGTCACGGTGGCGCTGAACGTCTCCGAGCTGTCGCCCCGCATGCGCGAGGCCCTGACCGGCGCGGTGGAGCTGGCCGGCGGCCAGACCTACCTGCGCTCCGACGTGCTGGTGGGCACCAGCGTGGCCCTGATCCGCCGCGACCTGGTGACCCCGGGCAACACCCACTACCTGACGCCGGCCGGCCTGCGGGCCCGCGCCCGGCTCGCCGAGCTGGCCGAGGCCGGCGCCGTCCTGGACGGCCGGGTCCCCGTGGCGGACTACGTGCATGCGGAGGTCCCCGAGGCCGAGCCGTGGTCGCACGCGCGGGCCCTGGGCTACCTGGAGCAGTTCGTGGAGTACGTGCTGAAGCGGGGCAACCTGTCCGACGCCTCGGCGCGCGAGCTGCGCGAGGCGCTGGCCGAGGTCCAGCGGCACTGCCCGACCAGGGAGGGCTGACCCGGTGGCCAAGAAGGTCCCGCCGCCCCGCAAGGGCGGCAGCCAGAACCATAAGTGCGACGACCACGGTCGGCAGTACGAGGCCAACGGCCGGCTGTACACCTGCTGCTCCAAGTGCGGCCGGGTGGTCGCCATCGACGAAATCCCGGAGGACTGACCCGTGGCAAAGAAGCCCCCGAAGGACGCCCCAAGGCCCAAAGATCCGGAGGACTGCCCGCGCTGCGGGGGCGTCGGTGCCGTGTTCGACGCGGACGGCGAGCTGGTCCTTTGCCCGAAGTGCAAGGGAAGCGGTGTCAAGTGAGCGACTGCCAGGCGTGGCGCGACGGCTACCCGTCCGCGCACACCTGCGACGACCCCGTGGCCTGCGCCATGGCGTCCCGGGAGCCGGACGAGGACCGGGAGCTGCTGGCCCGGCTGGACGAGCTGCTGGACCGCGTGGAGTCCGAGTGTTCGGGGTCCAAGAGCAAGCTGGCCGAGCGGGTGCTCGCCCTGATCCACGCCGAGCGGGGTGGTCCCCGTGGCTGACCTGCTGCCCGAGCTGGTGTTCTGGGGCTTTTGGGCCCTGCTTCTCGTCCTGACTAGGGGGCCGAGGTGAGCGCCCTGCGGCCGTACCAGGCCGAGGCCCTGGAGGCCCTGTACGCCGGCTGGGCGGCCGGCGAGCGCCGGCTCGGCGTGTCCCTGCCGACCGGCGTTGGCAAGACCCACATCATGGCCCACCTGGGCCGGCGCGAGGCCGAGGCCGGCCGGCCGTGCCTGTTCCTGGTCCACCGGGACACCCTGGTGGAGCAGACCGTGGCCAAGCTGCGCGGCACGCTGCCGGCAACCGCGAGCGTGGGCGTGGTCAAGGCCGCGCGGAACGAGGTCGGGGCGCAGTGCGTGGTGGCCAGCGTGCACACCCTGCGCCGGGCCGAGCGGCGCCGGTTCCTGGCCGGCGGCCGGTTCCGCCGGGTGGTGGTCGACGAGGCGCACGTGAGCCGGGCGCCCACCTACGCGGCCGTGTTCGAGGACGTGGGCGCGTTCGCGCCCGGCGGGGCGGATCTGGCCGGGTTCACCGCCACCTGGTCGCGCTCCGACGCCCTGGGCCTCGGCGACGTGTGGCAGCGCGTGGTCTACCACAAGACGATCCAGTGGGCCCTGCGCCAGGCCCCGCCGCTGCTGGTGCGCCCCCGCGCGGTGCGCGTCGGGGTCGGGGCGGACCTGGCCGGCGTGCGCGTCAGCCGGGCGACCGGCGATTACGCCGAGGCCGAGCTGGAGGCCGCCGTGATGCTGGAGGAGGTGCGCGGCGCCGTCGTGCAGGGCGTGGCCCGGCACCGCGCCGGCCGGCCCGGCGTGCTGTTCGCCCCGACCGTGCAGAGCGCGGAGTACTTCGGTGACGCCCTGCGCGCTGCCGGCCTGCGCGTGGCCGGCTGGTACCACAGCACGCCGGCCGGCGAGCGCCGCCGGGTGGACGCCGGCATCCGCTCCGGCGAGCTGGACATCATGACCACGTGCACGGCCGTGGCCGAGGGCTACGACAACCCCGCCCTGGCGTTCGGGGTGCTCTGCCGGCCCACCCGCCACGAGGGCCTGTTCGTGCAGATGTTCGGCCGGCTGCTGCGGCCGTGGCCGGGCAAGGCCGAGGCGCTGCTGCTGGACGCCGTGGGCGCCACGCTGGACGTGAAGCTGCGCACCGCCGTGGACCTGCGCGTGAGCGCCGAGACCACGGACGGCCTGGGGGTCGACGAGCCGGCCGAGGACGAGGAGCCGGACGAGCCGGTGGGCCGCGAGCGCCTGGCGCGGGTGCGTGCCGAGGACTCCGAGGTGGCCCTGTTCGCCGGCACGCAGGTGCAGTGGCTGACCAGCCGGGTGGGCCTGCCGTTCGTGTCCTGCGGGGACTCGCTGGTCTTCCTCTGCCAGGGGCCGGGCGGCTGGTACGTCGGCCAGGCCGCCGACCGGCTGGGCCCGGACGGCCGGCCGCAGGGCCGCTGGGTGGCGCAGGGGCTGTCCCAGGAGGACGCCCTGACGCTGGCCAGCGACCACGCCGAGTGCGAGGGCGAGCACCTGGCCCGCCGATCGGCCCGGTGGCGCTCCGGCCCGCCCAGCGACCGGCAGCGCGAGGTGGCCCTGAGCATGGGCATCGTGACCGAGGGCATGACGCGCGGGCAGGTCTCGGACGCCATGTCGGTGGCGTTCGCCACGCGGGTCCTGGCGCCGTTCGCGGCCTGGTCGGCCCGCCAACTTCAGGAGGTGGGCTAGGTGCCCGAGTGGTTCTGGGCGTTGGTCGTCGTCCTGGCCTTCTGGCTGCTGGACGACCTGGTGGAGGCGTGGCGCAGCCGCAGCAGAGGGGGCGGGGAGTGACCGCGTACAGCACGTGGGAACGCCCGTTCGCGCCGCTGGAGCCGAGGCTGTGCACGGTCGCCAACGGGTGGTTCGGGACCGAGCTGGACGACGAGCGGCCGCCCGTGCCGGCGGGCCTGCTGGTGGGCGAGCAGCCGGCGCCGGGCGGCCGGCCCGAGCTGCCGCTGTGGCCGTGGCCGGAGCGCTCGGCCGGCCGCCGGCTGCTCGCGATGTCCGGCCTGTCGGCCGGGGACTACCTGGCCCGGCTGGCCAGGGTGAACATGGCCCGCCGGCCGGTGGCCCGGTGGAGCGCCAAGCAGGCCGAGCACCGCGCCCACCAGCTCCTGGCCACGCTGCCGGACGGGGCGCGCGTGGTGCTGCTCGGGGCGCGGGCGCGCGACGCCGTACCCGCGCTCGCGCGGCTGGGATGGTTCGAGCCGGCCCTACTGCGGGTCACGAGGGGCCACGCGGTGATCGTCTCGGTCCCGCACCCGAGCGGGCGCAACAGGGAGTACAACGACCCGGCCAACAGGGACCGGGCTGGATCGGTGGTCCGCTGGGCCGCCGGGATGGGAGAGCTGGAGACATGACCGTAGAGGCGGGGGCGAGCCCCTTCGAGCGCCACGAGCCGGACGAGCCGGCGCGCGGCACCGTGCTGGCCTACCAGCGCGTCGGCCACTCGGGGGCCGTCCTGGACTACGTCAGCGTCAGGGCCGGAGACGGCCGGTGGTACACCACGGGCGGGGCCGCCAAGCAGGGCGTGGACTGGGCCGAGCTGTGGTCCGCCGTGCGCCAGTGGGCTGCCGGCCCGGTCCGGTACCCCACGGCGTGGGCCGAGCTGGACGCGCCGAGGCCCGCCCTCGGCGCCGGCTCCTCGGTCGTCGCGCACCACGACACCGACGCCATGGTGGCCGCGCACCAGCGCGCCGTGCGCGACTGGCCGCAGGCATGAGCGACCAGGACGCCTTCTGGACGGGGGGCCCCGGTGCGCCGGGCGGGGAGTCGGACGTGCGCAACGGCCGCTACCAGCTCCCCGACCCGGAGACCGGCGAGGCCCGCTCGTGGACCCGCGCGAGCAACCTCGGCGCGCCGCTGGCCGACAGGTTCGGCCTGGAGCGGTGGAAGATGCGCCGGCTGCTCTGGGGCCTCGGGCAGCGCTCGGACGTAGTGCGGCTGCTGCTGGCCATGACCGAGCCGGACGCCGGCAAGCTGGACGAGCTGATCGCCACTGCGCTGGAGGCCGCCGCGCACACGGAGTCGGCCAACCTCGGGAGCCTGATCCACGAGGTGCAGCGCCGGGTGGACGAGGGCCTGGAGGTCCCCGAGGGCGAGGAGCGGTACGCCGAGGGCTACCGGGCCGCGCTGGAGCGCGAGGGGCTGACCATGGTCTGCCGCGAGTGCCGGGTGATCAACCGAGCGCTCGGCGCGGCCGGCCGGCTGGACGGCATCGCTCGGGAGGCGGACGGGACGCTCGTGGTGGTCGACACCAAGTCGACCGACCACCTGACCCTGGCTGCGCCGGAGATCGCCCCCCAGCTCGCCGGTTACGCCACGGCCGACTGGATCGAGCCCAACGGGGACGGGAAGGGCTGGGTCCGCATGCCCGAGGTGCGCCGGGACTACGCGGTGGCCGTGCACGTCGACCGGGGGACCGGCGCCGTGTCGCTCTACCGGGTGGACCTGTTCCTCGGGGCCTACGGGGCCAACCTGGCCGAGCAGGTGCGCGAGTACCGCAAGCTGGGCAAGTCGATCATGCTGCCCTACGTCCGGCCCGTGGGCCTGGACGCGGGACGGGCCAGCGCGGAGCCGGCCGCCGGTCCGTTCGTGGGGCCCGAGCGGCACCTCTCGGCCGTGCCCGACCCGGCGCCGACCGAGGCCAAGGTGGCCATGGACAACAGCGCGGCCACGCTCACCCCGACCGACGACCCGTTCAGCCGGGCCGCCGGTACACACCCGGCGGACGGCGCGGCCGTCGTCCACGAGCAGGTCACCCTTCACGGCACGGACGAGCGGGGCAACCCCCGATTCACCCCTTCCCCGACGCTGCCGGCCGGTGGCTCCCGGCTGCTCTCAGCGGCCGAGCTGACCAAGCTGACCAAGGCCCAGGTCCAGGAGTACGCGCGCAAGGTCGACCCCGAGGGCGTGGGCCGGGACCTGGCGCACCAGAAGGCCGTGCTGATCCAGATGCTGGGGAAGGCCGGCCGGCTGGCCGACCAGTCCGCCCCTACCAGGCCGGCCGGCGCCGACCCAGCGGTGATCAGCGGCCCGGTCAACGGCAGCGACCCGACCGACCCGATGGACCCGGCGTTCGAGCCCACGGTCCTGCGCTGGATCGGGCAGGCCGAGACCGTGGCGCAGCTCGGCGCCGTACACCAGCGGGTCCTGCGCCTCGGCGGTGACCAGGCGTGGACGGACGTGATGGCCGAGCAGGCCCGCGCGCGGGCCAACGGGCTGGACGCGGCGAACCCCAACCACTCGGCGCTCTCCCGCGTGGTGGCCTGCCGGTCCCAGGAGGACGTGGCCGCGCTCTGGGACGAGCTGACCGTGGGCGGCAGCCGGCCCGAGGGCTGGCCCGCCGAGGTGGACGCCGCCGCGCGCGAGCGCGTGCGGCAGATAGAGGCGCAGGCGCCCCCGGCGCCGGCCAACCCGTTCGGTCCGACCGGGCCGGCGGTCAACTAGGTAGCGGAGGTATCAACGGTGAGTAACGAGGCCGATAGGTTCTTCGGCGGGGCGCCGGGACTGTCGTACCCGAAGCCCAACGCGGACGGGCACTACGACGACCTGCGGCTGCGGGGCGTCATCCGGGGCGGGGTGATCACCGACGAGCCGGTGGTCCAGCCCCTGACCGAGATGGGCACCGGCAAGGCGCGCACGTGGAAGGACGGCCGCCAGCGGGAGCAGCTCGTGGTCACCCTGCGGTGCGACGGCAGCCGGGGCGGGGCCATGGACGAGCGCAACCCGCAGAACCCGCACGACGACGGCAAGCGCCGGCTCTACGTCAAGTCCTACATGGTGCCGGCCGTCCGGGAGGCCCTCCAGGCCGCCGGGGCGCAGGGCCTGCGCGTGGGCGGGGAGCTGTACGTGGCGTGGGTCGGCGAGGAGCCGGCCAAGACCAAGGGGTTCAGCGACGCCCGGACGTGGAAGGCGCGCTACGTCCCGCCGACCACGGCCCTGCCGGACGGGGGCGCCGCCGCGCAGCCGCCGTCCGCCCAGGGCGCCCCGAACCCGTGGGCCTCGCAGGCCCTCCAGGGCGCCCCAGCGGCGCCGGCCGCGCCCCCGGCGGCCCCGAACCCCTGGGCGGCCGCCCCGGCCCCGCAGGCGCCGCAGCAGGGGCCCGCGCCGGCCGACCCGTGGGGCGCGCCGCCGGCCGCCCCGGCCCAGCCGGCGGCCCCGGCCGCGAATCCCTGGGCCTGACCCGGTGACCGGGGGCGGGGCGTCAAGCCGGGCCTAGCGGCACTCCACCGGTAAGGCGCCCCACGAAGGGACCCGACGTTCCCCAGGGCGACCTGCGCCCCGCCCCCACTACCGCGAGGACGTGACAGAAAGTGGACAACCCGTTCCGGCCCGGCGACTGCGCCTCGTTCGTGGTGCGCGGCACCCCGGCGCCCAAGGGCAGCAAGGCGTACAAGGGCCGGCGCCGGAACGGGTCCGCCATCTTGGTGGAGTCCGCCGCCGAGGCGCTGGGCCCGTGGGCCGAGCGGGTGGAGCGCGCGGCCCGCGAGGACGGCCGGGCGCTCGCCGGCCCGGTGCGGGTGTCCCTGACGTTCTGGCTGCGCCGGCCGGCCCGGCCGAGGTACCCCGTCCCCGGCGTCAAGCCGGACTCGGACAAGCTGGCCCGCGCGGTGCTGGACGCGCTCACGGCCGCCGGCACGATCGAGGACGACGCGCGCGTGGTGTCGCTGCGCGTCGACAAGGTGTACGCCCCGACCCCGGCCGAGGCCGGGTGCTCGGTGACCGTGGAGAGGCTAGGAATATTCCCGTGAGCGAACTACTGCGCAGACCCGAGCTGGCGCTGGCCGCCCTGCTCGTGGTGCTCCTGCTGTGGGTGGCCCTGGGCTACTGGATTACGATGCGCCCCGTGGGGGACGAGGACCTGGGGGCCCGGCTGGACGCGCTGGCGCCGGTCGTCGACTTCGCGAACCTGCCGACCGTGACCCGCCGCCGCGACTACTCCGGCGACCGGGGCGTGGTCCCCGCCGGGCCGCCGCCCGCGGCGGCCCGACTGGGCGCCCTGGTGGTACCCCGCTGGACCGACTTCTACGCCGAGCTGGCATCCCGCCTCGGCGACCCCCTGGGAGCGTGAACCGTGAAGCGACTCGCACTACGCGCCGGCCGGACGCTGGCCCTGCTCGCCTCGGCCGGCGTGCTGCTGGCCGCCGGGGCGGCGCGGGCCGAGCCGGCCGGCCGCGACCCCCGCCCGCCCTCCACGTTCGTCCTGGAGGCGTCGTGCCTCTACCCGGACGACCGGGACCTGAGCGCGCCGGCCCTGGCGGTCACGCCGGACGGGACCGAGGTGGAGCTGTGGTGCGGCAGCCGGGTTGAGGTGTCGCGCGGGCACTGCAGGGTCCGCCTCGGGGGCGAGGTGACCGCCGTCCCGTGCGTCACGCCGCAGGGAGCAGCCGGCGCCCCTCGTCGTCCCGGGGGTCGCTCAGCGGGGTGACCTGGGGCTCCCCGGCCCGCACCACGCCGAACGCGGCCAGCGCCGTGAAGACCGACGTGAACAGGCCGGGGACCAGGCCGAGCAGGCCGAGCACCGCGTCCCCCTGGGCGGCCGTGAGCACGCCGAACCCGACCAGCGCGGTGGCGATGCCGCCGATCACGCCGAGCACCGTCGACAGCCGGGAAGCCGCGTCCCGCAGGGGCCGGGGCCGCTCGGCGAGCAGCCGGCGGTTCAGGTCGTCGGGGCTCAGGGGGCCCACGTCGACCACGGGTCAGCCCGCCTGCGGGGCGAGGCCCGCGCCGTCCACCAGCGCGTTCCACGTCGGTTCGGTGACCTCCAGCTCCGGCCACACCTTGGCGTTGATCAGGCGCTGGGCGTTGCCCCGCGCCGTGGTGTCCCCGGTGATGTTCACCAGGACCCCGTTGTCCAGCAGCAGGCCCGCCCGGTTGGGCGTGGCGCAGGTAACCACGGTCACGTCGTCCGTCCTCTCGTAGTCGACCACGGGCGCCGGGGCCGGCCCCGCCGCGATGATGCCCACGGCCCGGCCGATGGCCAGGGCCGCGCGGTCCACGCCGGCCTGGCTGGTCATGGCCTCGCGCTCGGTGAGGTTGGTGATCGTCCCGCACTCCACGATGCAGGCCCGCCGGTTCCCCTGGCCCACGGCGTAGCTCACGCCGTAGTAGCCGGCCAGGTTGGCCGTGTAGTTGTCCGGGTTCCAGCGGCCGGCCCAGCCCAGCGCCACGTAGGCGTCCCGCCAGGCGCGCGCCAGGGCGCCGCCTTCAGGGGTCTGGTAGCCGACCGAGGCGCCGGCCACGGCGGGGTTGTTGTTGCCGTCCGCGTGCACGGCCACGAAGGCGTCGCCCCGGTAGGAGGCGCGCACCGGGTCTGCCGGCACGACGCGCACCGACCAGGCCCCGCCGCCGAGCAGCCGGGCGCAGGCGTCGCCCACGCGCTGGGTGAACTGCATCTCGCCCGGGGCCCCCGTGGCGCCGCTGATGCGGCCCACGTGGCCCATCTGGACCACCAGCACGGGCATCAGAACCTCACCCCCGAGGACATGTCCCCGGCGTCGTCCCCGTACTCGGCGAGGACCGCGCCGGCCGCCTGCTCCCACGCCTCCCGGATGGCGCCGGCCTGCTCCTCCCAGGAGGGCAGCGGCGCCATGGTGACCAGGGACCGGCCGCCGGAGTGAGCCAGGTAGCCTTCGTAGGCGACCTGGCCGGGCGTCTTGTCGCTCATGCCCCGCACGGTAGCAGCCACCGGGGCCGCCGTGGGGATCACCCGACCCGGTCGAACGCGAACGCCTCCGGCTCGTGGTCGGTGCCCTGCGAGGCGTTCCACGCCTCGGCGAACTGGTCCTCGGCCTCGGCGCGGGTGCCGGCCGTGACCACGAACCGGCTGCCGTCCGGCATGCCGGTCGAGGCCCGCCACTGCTCGGCGCCGTCCTCCAGCACCAGGGCCAGCTCGGCGCGCACGCGCACGACGCGCACGAACTCGCAGGGGTCCGACTCGTTGCGGCCGGGCTGCCCGGCCCACTCGGCCTCGAACGCGGACGCGGCCTCGGCGGGCGTGTCGCCCACGGCGCGCACCATCGGGTAGCCGGCCGGCGCCGGGGCCTGCGCCTCGAACGCCTCCCCGGTGTCGGGGTAGGGCCTGCCGTACGTGACCAGGGGCATCTGTCCTCCTAGGGGACCGGCTGGATGATCAGTTCCTTGAAGATGTACGTCCCGTTGTTGCCGTCGACCCGGAACATCTGCCGGGCGTTGTAGGTGCTGCCGGGGGTGAGGCCCGCAAGGTACCGCGTGACGCTCTGGGCGTTGACCTGGCTGACCACCACGGCCTCCGCGTCGGCTGCGGTCAGGACCAGCGCGCCGGACCCGATCACCCCGCCGGCCCGCACCTCGGGCGAGCAGAACGTGAAGTTGACCCCCACGTTGCCGTTGTAGCCGTAGAACTTGTTGTGGATCAGGACGGCCCCGCTGGGCGGCGCGACGAACGTCCGGGCGCAGGTGGTGCCGCCGGTCAGCGTCGCGGTGTAGCTGGTGCTGCTGGTGTTGCCGCTGGTGTCCTGGCGGTCCTGGACCGTCTGCATGGCCACCAGCTTGTCCCCGGTGAGCGCCACGGCCGCCCTCCCTTCAGCAGTAGTAGACCGGCTGGAACAGGTAGACCTTGGTGCCGGCCGGGTGCGTCTTGCTGACCCCGTTGACAGCCCGCGCGGAGATCGTCATCACCTGGGCCGCCCCGGTGCCGGTGATGCCGGACAGCGTGACCCGCTCGCCCCCGATCACCACGTCCATGGGGAACGCCCCGGCGTCGGTGGTCCAGACCGGGCCCGAGCCGGTGGTGACGTTGCGGGCCCCGGTAGTGCCGGCGGTGAGCTGGGCGTCCAGCGTCGTGGCGGCCACCAGGGTGTCGTAGCGGCTGACCCCGTCGCCGTGGACCCCGGTCCGGTACCGCTCGTAGGGCGCGGTGTTGAACTGGACCTGGTGCTGGCGCACGTTGCGGTAGGTCTCCGTGCCGCCCCGGACCACCTGGTCCAGGTCCCGGTACACGTCGGCCGCCGCCAGCCCGGTGACCTGCATCCGGTCCCCCACGTTGAGCAGGAGCGCCTGGCGCGCCGGCAGGGTCGGGTCGGCGCCCTGGGTCAGCTCCCGGGCCCGCAGGTTGATCGTCACGCGCGGGAACCGCACCTCGGGCACGGTCCCGAGGCCGCGCACCCAGCCGGCCACGTCCGGGAGCTGCGCGTCCCCGTCCACGTTCACCTTGGCGTCTGCGGGGCTCCTGCCGATGGCGTCCGGGTCGGTGCCGGGGTCCTTGGTGTTCATGACCCCCACGGGAGTGTCCAGGATGAAGAACCCGCCGTCCGCGTTCTCGGCCCGCACCAGGTTGGCCGAGGGGCGGTCGTCGGCGCTCGGGGCGAACTGGGGCGCGACGTGCCCGGAGGAGTAGCTGAACGCGGCCGTGGGCGTGGTGGCGCACATGGTGCGCCGGGCCCGGATCGCCACGCCGGCCGTGTACCTGGGCTCGTAGAGGAACGCCCCGTCCGCCTCGGCGCACTCCGTGAGCTGGTCCAGCAGCGGGACCGGGCGCTGGGGCCCCATCGGCCGGGACTGGCCGAGGTCGCCCCAGTAGTCGAACGGGACGCCCTCCTCGGCGCACAGCCGGAACGCGCGGGCCACGGCGCGCTCGCCCGGCCAGCCCTTGGTCACCTGGCTGATCTTGCGGCCCACGGTGCTGATCACCCCGTAGCCGTCCAGCACCTCGGGGAGTATGTCGTCGATGCGCCGGTCGGTCACCAGCACGCTGGAGAACGAGTCGTCGCCCTGGCCGCCGGTCCCGGCCTGCTCGCTGTGCAGGACCAGGCTGCGCATCGGGCTGTAGGTCCCGCCGACCGACGAGCCGCCCCCGATGTCCACGCCGTCGATGCACAGCCGCCAGGCGATGTTCCCGCCGGAGGAGAACAGGGAGATCCCGATCGTGACCCAGATGCCGTCCCAGCCCGAGGCGTTGGTGAACGCCCCGGTGGCGACGCTGACCGAGCCGGGGTTGCGGAACAGCTCCCAGGTGGCGTCCGTGTAGAAGAAGAACACGAACTGGTTGCTGACGCTGGTGGTGATCAGCGCCCGGCCGCCCGTGTCGTTGGTCAGCCGCATGGCCCAGGACACGGTGGACGTGGTCCCGAGCGGCGCGGGGTTGATCGGGAAGGTGAGCTGACCCTCGTTCGACATGGACACGAACCCGGGCACGCTGGTCAGGATCTTGTCGGTGTTCCCCCAGGTGATCGCCCCGCGCTCGGGGATCACGCCCGTGTTGCGCTCGAAGAACGCGGCCGCGCCGCCGGCCACGGCGCTGAGGCCCTGGGCCGGCGCGGTGGCCGCCTCGTCCAGCGGCCAGAAGTCCCGCGTGGTGAACTCCGCGTTGCTGGCCGCGTACCGGCGGATGGCCGAGGACAGGGCCGGGCGCTGGGGCCGGCCGAGCCGCTGCGTGATGCCAGCCGCCCTGAACCTGGCCTTCTTGATCTTGTGGCCCTCGTCCCAGGTCGGCTGGAGCTGCGCCAGCTCGCCGGAGTGGCGCAGCAGCCGCAGGTCCACGTCGTCCACCAAGAAGCTGATCGGCTTGCTGTTGCTGTTGCCGGCCGCGATCCCGTTCCTGATCCCGACGAACCCGCCGGGGAACCCCGCCGGCAGCCGCTCGTGGTGGCAGGACACGTGCCAGCCCAGGGGCTCGAACTGGTCGGGGTCGTTCGAGGGGCCCGGCGCGTACACCTTGCCGCGCAGGGTCTGCCCCTCCACCTGGAACTTGGCGCGCAGGGCCTTGGGGCTCGCCGCGTTGATCAGGCCGGCCACCTGGACGGTCCCGCTGATCGCCCCCAGGCTGCTGTGGAAGATCGTCACGTTCAGCAGCTCGGCCGAGGTGCACTCCACCCGCAGTAGGTAGTGCTCCCCGGCCAGGGGCCCGCTGCCCATGTACCGCAGCACCAGGTTGCACGGCTCCAGCGAGCCGCCGGCTATGTCGTTCACGTTGACCGTGGTGGTGGCCGCGATGCAGCAGTCCCCGTAGCTGTCCGGGAACGTCGCCACCCCGAACGACGAGACGGCGCTGATCGCCATCACGCCCTGGGTGCCGTTGACGCTGAACGTGGTGTTGACCCCGCTCAGGGACCACTGCTGGGACTCGCCCGGGATGGCACCCCAGGACCCGGCGCCCACGGTCCGGGTGAAGGCGTCCTGACCGACGCGCAGCGACAACCTGGTGGGCACGTTGCGGCCCCGCAGGTAGTCGTAGTAGTCGCTCAGCGGGTTCTCGGGGGTCCAGTGCCCCCCGGCGTTGTTCAGGACGCCCTGGGCCGTGCTGGGCGGCGCCAGGGCCTTGCCCTGCTCGTTCGGCAGGCCCCAGGTTACGGTCACCGGGTCGACCTGGCGCAGGGAGCGCGACTCGGCCAGGGCGGTGATGTTCACCCACCGGCCCAGGTACGCCTCCATGATCAGGTCCCGGGGGAAGGTCACGGCCACGGCGTCACCGCCCGACCAGGACTAGCGTCCCGTCGTTGAACCACGCCTGGATCTGCTCCACCAGCTCCACGGTGATCGGGTAGGGCCCGCCGCCCCCGCCGCCCTGCCCGGCCGGGGTGACCCGCTCCCCGTCGCGCAGCAGGGCCAGGCCCTCGCCGGAGGCTGTGCTGGAGTGGAACACCCCGCCCGTGTGCAGCCTCGGAACGTGCGGGATGTACGGGATGTCCTCGAACGGGTTGATCACGTTGATGCCGTAGATCAGGTTGTTGGCCCGGTCGATCCACCAGTTCACGTAGCCGATGGCCAGGTTGAGCGCGAACTTGAACGCCCCCGCGATGGCCTCACCCAGCCCGGCCAGGGCCTCGCCGATGCGGCCGGGCAGCGACCTGAACCAGCCCACCAGACCGTTCCACCGGTCGACGATCCAGTCGATGGCGGTGCCGAACACCTCCCGAGCGAACTTGCCGGCGGCCGTGAAGGCGCCCGTAACGATCTCGCGGAACTTGTCCGACTGGGTCCAGAGCAGCACGAACGCTGCGGCCAGCAGTCCGACGACGATCAGCAGCGGGTGGGAGCTGACGAACGTCATGGCGGTACTCAGCGGCCCCTTCAGGAACCCCGCGAGGTTGCCCAGGGTGGGCAGCAGGAAGTTGGTCACGCCCCCGAAGAAGTCGGCGCCGGCCTGGCCCATGCCCATGATCTTCTCGGTGGTCGACAGGCTGGAGTCCCCGAGGGTCGCGAACCCGCTGGTGAGGCCGTCCAGGGTGTCCTTGAACCCCAGGGATCGCCGCTCGGCCTCGTCGGTGCGCTCGCCGAGGGCGCCGAGCTTGCCGCCGGTCTCGGCCATCTCCCGGCCGCTGCTGCCCACCTCGTCCGCCATGGCCTTGGAGGACCTGCCCACCCGCTCGAATGCGTCGGTGAGCTTCTTCTCGTCGCCGGCCAGGGTCATCGTGACCGAGGGCTTGCTGGCCACGGCCTACCCTCCCGACTCTTCGAGCAGCACGCCGGCCCGCTCGGCCAGCGCGATCAGGCCGCGCACCACCTCGTCGTGCACCTCGTCCTTGCGCGCGTCGTAGCCGGGGTAGATGTAGCGGCCGCCGGCCAGGAACGGGCGGTGGACGCGCCGCTTCCGGCCCACCCGGCCCCCGAAGTCCAGCCACGGGTAGTAGGGCGTCCGCGCCCCGCCGCCGGTCACCTGGGCGGCCGTGCGGGTGCTCGTGGCGCGCACGGACCTGCGGGCCCGGCCGGACCGGGCGGGCACGCGCGGCGCGGCCCAGTCCACCACGAGCTGCGCCCCGACGTTGAGCGCCTGGCGCAGCTCCTTGGGCAGCTCGCTGCTGATCTGCCGGAGTGACCGGTTGAACTCGGCCAGCCCCTGGATCTTGATCACGTCTACGGTCACGGTCGAGCCGGCCACCCGGTCACCTCCCTACCCGGCCTCTTCGAGCTGCTTGGCGCGGTTGTGCCGCTGGGCCCAGAGCACGAACTCGCGGTTGCTCAGCGGCGCCGGCCGGCCGGTCAGCAGCTCCTCCAGCGTCTTACCCAGCCGCTCGGCCAGGTCGAGCGCGAACCGCAGCTCGGCGCTCCCGTCGATTGCCCGGTACGCCGCTTTTGGCGGCCTCCTCGTCCATGGCCGACAGGGACCTGATCTCGTCCATGACCAGCGACAGCTCGCCGGCCGGCGCGGCCTCGGACCACTGGGCCACCTCCTCCGGCGTCAGCGCCGGGTCCACCAGCGCCAGCGAGGTCAGCTCGTTCTCGTAGCTGATCACGTCCAGGTCCTCGATGTCCGGCCCGTGCATGTGGGCGTCGCGGACGCGCACCACCTCGTCCCGGGTCAGGGCCCTGATCCTGACCGGCTCCGGGAACCCGGGCAGCGCCACCTCGCGCTCCGCGAGCCTCGGCTTGAACAGTCCCGCCTTGTCGAACGCCATCCCCCGCGCTCCTCTCCTACTGGTCGGTCCGGGTGATCGGGCCGGTCATCTGCATCTCGCAGGTCCACTTCGCGTAGCCGCTGACCGGCTGGCTGATGTTGAACGCGGTAATGATCACGTCCACCACGGTCGACGGCTTGCCGGCGCCGGACCCCTTGGGCCAGAACGTGAACGTCACCGGGTTGCCGGCGTCCATGAGCGGCTGGAGCACCTTGGCGGGCCCGGTGACGCCGTCGTCGCTGGTGCCCTTGCAGGTGATCTTGCCGTCCCCGAGACTGGCGCCGTAGCTCTCCCGGGTGCGGGTCGGCCCGTAGGTGGTCACCTTCTCGGCCGCCACCCCGTCGTTGAAGTCCGTCGACTCCGTGTAGACCGACAGGTCGGTGGCGCCCCACTTGACGATCGTGTTCTTTCCGTGGATGAACGCCACGTCACGCTCCCTTCCCCATGGCCTCGGCGGTGAACTGGGCCGCGAGGTACTGCACCTGGCCGAACGTGGCCACCACGGCCTCCCAGGACTGCACGGTCACCACGTCGCACGCGGTGTAGGCGTGGCCGTCCACGGCCTGCTTGACCGACTCGGCGCCCGAGCCGGACACGTAGCGGGACAGCCGGTCGGCCGCCGGCCGGTCCGCGACCGGCCCCACCACCACCATGAACGTGTACTTCAGCACGTCGGCCCCCCGGACGTAGGCGTGGTCGTACTCGCCCCCGTCCGGGAGGTCCGTCACCGCAGCCGGGGGGCTGACCTTGGTGGCGTTCCAGGCGTACGTGCGCCCCGCCAGGCTGGGGATGGTCTCCAGGGCCTCCCCGATCTGCTGCCGAACGTCCTTCTCGATCACCGCGCCCACGCCCTCCGGCGGTAGCGCTCCAGCGCCACCGCCACGTCGGGGTCCAGCTTGGCCAGCAGCCGCACCTCGGACCCCTGCTCGGGGCTGCCGGCCACGCCGAACGGGGCGTCCCGCCGGGCGTGCATGCGGTTGACCTGGAGCTTGACCGCGCCCTTGACCGCGACCGGAACCGCGTTCCAGCCCCACTTCAGGGTCACCCGCACCCCGGCCGCCCGGCCGTCCAGCCCGGCGCCCCCGCTGGCCCGGATCATGACCCGCTCGTAGGCCCGGCCGATCAGCAGGGCGTTGCGCGGCCAGGGGACCAGCGAGGCCGCCGGCACCGCCGTGGAGAACGTGCCGTCGCCGGCCGCGTCGAACGCCACGGCCAGGCCGGTCACGTCCTGGTAGTCGTCCACCTCGGCCATCCAGACCCCGCCCCGGGCCCGGGAGAACCGCAGGGTGTACTCCCGGGCTTCGGCCACCGCCACCTGGCCGAACTGCCGGCCGGCCTGCTTGTCGACGGCCCTGGACGCCATGGTGATGGCCGAGTCGATCTCCGCGTCGTCCGCCGTGTCGTCGATGCGGGCGTACGCCTTGAACTCGGACCGGGTCACATAGTCGGGCGCCCAGGCCACGGGTCACCCCCGGTCGGCCTGCGGGGCGGACGAGGGGGCCGGCTGGACGGCCCCGGCGGCGCGCACGGCCGGGGGCTCCTCCTCCTCCGGCTCGTCCTCCGGGCCCTCGTCCCCGTCGTCCTCGTGGGGGCGGGTCCAGTCGGGGCCCTCCAGGCCGCGCTCCTCCATCCGGCGCCGGGCCGCGTCCTGCGCCAGGGCCTCCTCCCGGGTGGTCGCGAACCGGGTCAGCAGGGCCCGGTCCGCCGCCTCCTGGTCGGCCTCGGCCGCCCCGGCCAGCGCCGCCGGCTGGCCGAGGGCGCTCACGCGCTCCAGCCGCTCCAGCCGTTCGGCGAAGTCCCGGGCCTGCTCCGGGTCCGCGCCGTAGGACGGCGCCGCGCCCGGGTCGGCCTCGGCGCGCGACTCCAGGGCGTCCAGCCGGCGCTCCACGCCGTCCAGCCGGCCCTCCAGGTCCTTCATCGTGGTAGCCATGGGTCAGCTCCCCATCCTGATCCGCGCGAGGCCGATCGTCATGCTGGTAGTTGCGGACCAGGTGACGTTCTGCTGGCCCTGGTTGACGCCCACGTAGGGCACCGGGATCACCGCGATGGCGCCGGCCGCGACGGTCACGGCCGCCAGGGACCCGATCGTCACGTCGTGGCTGGCCGCGTCCGCGTTGCGCACGACGGCCGCGAGCACGCAGTCCGCCCAGCCGCCGGCCTGCCGGCTCCCGCCGATGGCGTCGCCGAACGCGGGGGTGGCCGGGACGGTCTGCGAGGCCGCTGCGGCCGTCATCGTGAGGGCGGCCAGCCCGGCGGCCGGCACGTCCTGCACGGGGATGTCTGCCATGTCGTTGGTTCCCTTCCTGCTAGCTGACCGTGAGCCGGATGCCGGAGAGCCCCACGGGCCGCAGGACCTCGCACGCGAAGTAGCCGAACAGCGCGAGCACGACGTTGGCCGGGCCGCTGACCTCCTCGAACCGGAAGTTGAGCACCGGGGACTCCCAGCACCAGGCGTCGTTCCGGTTGCCGATGATCACGTCCGCGTCGCCGGAGGTGTTGCCGCTCATGGACCAGGCCGGCTGGAACGTCAGCCCGTCCACGAAGTAGCCCTGGGTCACCGTGTTGCCGGTGCCGATCGTGTTCTGCGGGCCGACCCACGGCAGCAGCGGCCGGCCGGCCGTGTCCACCGCGCCGGCAAACGTGGTGGTGCCCTCCTGGGACAGGATCGCCCAGTCCGCCGGGCCGAAGCGCCGGAACGGGTAGAGCGCGAGCGCCTGGCGCACGGCGGCCAGGAACTTGCGGCCCTGGTCGGTGGCGGCCACGTCGGTCACGGCGCTGGCCTGCGCCCCGCTCGGGACGAACCCGGAGGTGATCGTGCCGCCCACGCCCTCGGCGCCGTTGAGCTTGGCGTAGACCAGGCCCTCGGTCTGCTGCGACCAGGACTCGGACATGGCCTGCGTGGCGATGGCGTCGATGGCCGGGTTGCTGCTGTCCGCGATCTCCCGCGTGATCGTGTACTTGCCGCTGATCCCGCCGGGGGACACGGTGATCGTCGACACGGAGAGGTTGCCGTCGCTGGGGTTGGTGCCCTCCACGTGCGCGGCCGTGGCGCCCGAGCTGGACACGAACGTGGGGATCTTGAACGGGGAGGCGTCCGCGATGGTGCCCCGGCTCAGCAGGTTGGTGATCGGCCGGCCGCGCAGGAGCTGCGAGACGTACAGGTCCGGCCGGAACCCGGGCGGGATCAGCGCCCCGGCGTTGCCGGTGGTGAGCGCGAACGAGGCCGGGTCGATCATGGCCTCGTTGACCATGTCGGTGGTCATCTGCTCGAACTTCAGCAGCCGGTCACGGGCGTCCAGGTCGCCCTGAGTGCGCGAGCGCCAGGCGTCCCGCACGAAGCTGGGGCCCTGGCCGTTCATCATGTAGACCGGGGCCTCGCGGACGACCCGCGCGCCGCCCCCGGCCGGGACCACCTGGCGGGTCGGGGCCGCCAGGCTGCCCGAGGGCAGCGCCTTGATCGCCTCCACCACGGCCGCGCCGATGGACGGGCCGAGGCCGGCGCTCAGCGCCTCGGCGAACTCCTGCGCGTTGAACTGCGGCTGGGCCGGGGCCGGCGCCGCCGGGGGCGCGGCCGGGGGTGCCGGTGCTGTCACTGGCTTGTCTCCGTTCCTGTTGGCCGCCACGCTCTGTACGCGGGCGTCGTCGAACGCGGGCATGGCCGTCAGGGCCACCTTCCGCAGGGTGGCCGAGTACACCCGGCGCACCCCCGGGTCGTCGGGGTGGGGCTCGTAGCCGTCGCCCTCACCGTCGAAGGTCACGAACGCACTCAGGCCGTCGTAGACCCCGTCCTCGGCGAGGTTCAGGGCCTCGTCCCCGGCGGCCGAGCGCGCCACCTTGAACGCGCCGGACAGGCCCGCGTCCGAGCTGCGCAGGCTGCCGGCCTTGGCCACGCCGAACTCGGTGCCGTAGCCGTGGTCGCGGTCCATCTTGACCCGCGTGTCGGCGCTCCAGTGCAGGCTGTTGGGCGCGAACTCCCACGTGTAGCCGCCGGAGCGGGCCCGGGTATTCCACGGGATGACCAGGCCCGACACCTCGCGGCTGGGCCGGTCAACGCGGAACTGGACCACGTCCTGGGGGAGGTCGAAGCTGAACCCCAGCAGCTCCTCCGTGCCGGCGCCGAACCCCGCCGCCGGCACCGCGCGCAGCCTGCTCTCCACCTGCTGGTCCGCTGGCATGTCTCCTCCTGGCTGGGCCGGCGCGGCCGGCGCTGGGGGCGGCGCGGGGGCGGCCGCCTCGCGGGCCTTGCGCACCCGCGCGACCGGCAGGCCCTCGGCCTCGGCTATCCGCTCGTCGTCGTAGGCGCCCACCCGGCGCCCGGTGTCGTAGACCTGCATCCGGGTCAGCGTGTCGGACTTCAGGAACCCGTCCCGCAGGAACTGCACCCGGTTGCCCGGGAACGTCACGTCCCCCATCTTCAGCCGGTCCTGCATCGCCACCAGCAGCGGCGCCACGGTGAAGTCCAGCAGGTCCAGCCGGCGCTGCTCGGCGTTGGCGTAGGTGCGCGTTGTGGTGCTGACCCCCAGCTCCTCGGGGTCGATGTTGCCCAGTCGCGCGATCTCCAGGACCACCGCGTCCCGGGTGTCCTTGAACTGGAGCTGCTCGGGGGTGAACTGGACCGCGTGGAACTCCAGCGCCCCGTTGAGGTAGGGCGCGCTGTGCTCGTCGACCGCGTCCCGCCAGTCGGCCAGGATCTCGTCAACGTCCGGCGGGTCCTCCGCGTCCACCCCGTCCGATGACTTCGGGCTGAAGTAGCCCTGGGGGACCGGGTTCTCCACGTTGCGGGTCGCCGCGCGGGCCAGCGCCATGGCGTCGCGGATGGTGCGCGCGCCGTGGGTGAGCAGCGCGGGCCACGGGGAGTCGAACCGCACCAGCTCCGCGTCCGGCACCAGCTCCCACGCCATGCCCTGGGTGCGCCCGTCCGGCGAGACGTACACCTTGCCGTTGACCTGGACCAGCACCGACCGGGGCTCCAGCCGGCGCACCCGCCGGGGCCACCCCTCGGGGTTGAACTCCAGCACCCGCCACCACGCGCGCCCCTCGAACAGCATGTCCTCGGCGGTCATGGTGTAGGTGACCGAGCGCGCCACGTCCGGCTCGGGCTGGTCCAGCAGCTCGTTGGGCACGGGCCGGCGCAGCGGGTCCAGCTCGGTCAGCTCCAGCGTCCCAATCGTGGCGCAGATCAGGTCCCGGACCCGCTTGACCGCCGGCACGCCCAGCGCCTCGGCGCGGCTGACCCGGGGCGCGAAGGCGCCCTGGCCGAGCCACGCGGCCCGCAGGTCGGCCGCCAGGTCGATGGTGAACGCCAGCGGGTCCGAGTAGCGGCCACGGGCGGGGGCGCGCGCCGGCCTGCGCTGGGCGCCCGGCGGCGCGCCGGCCCCGGCCCACGTCAGCAGTCGCTCGGCCCACCTCACGGGCGCATGATTGCACGAAGCTGCGGCTACTGTCCCCGGGGCCGGGCGCGCGCCGAGCCGGGCCGGACCGGCGCCGGCAGGACCCGGGCCTCGTGGGCGGCCCCGGCGGCCGCGTAAGCCGCGTCGCAGTGCCCGGCGCCGCGCCGCACGAACCGCCAGGCGTCGCTGATCCACAGCCGCTCGGCGCCGGTCACGTGCTGCTCCAGCAGCGGGTCCCCGTTCTGGGCCAGGCCGGCCGACTTGGCCAGCTCGGCCAGGCCCATGCACGCGGCCGTGGCCTCCCCGCGCACCTCCCGCAGGCGCACGAACGAGGGCAGCCGGTCCTCGGCCCGGCCGCGCGGCCTGTTCAGCTCGGCCGCCACCGACGCGGCCGGCCCAGCGGGGAACCACGCCAGCACGCGGGGCCGCACTCGGCGCAGCAGGCCGGGCAGCTCCCGCTTCATCCGGGCCGTGGCGTCGGGCCCGTCCCAGGACCCGGCCACGCCGAGGCGCACCCGGCCGTCGTCCATGAGCGCCGCGACCGCCAGCGTGGCGTGCAGGCCGTCCAGGGACACGTCCAAGCACGCCGCGACCCGCCCACGGTGGGCGGCCCAGTCATCGCCCAGCGACTCGTCCAGGCACGCGGCCCAGTGCTCCGGCGGGACGGCCGGGTCCAGCTTGCGGACCCGCATGCACAGCACCTCGATCTGGAACCGGGCGAGCTGGTCACCGCCGGCCGCCTTGGCCCGGCGGGCCCGGCCGATCAGGCTGTCCAGCCGGACCTGGCCCCGGTTGAGGTCGGGGTTGGCGGCCGCGAGCGCCGCCGGGTCGTCGGGGGCCGAGCCGGGCGGGGCCGACCACTCGAACAGGCCGAGGCGGGGGTCCCCCTGCTCCCCGCCCGTGTTGATCCACAGCAGCGCCGAGTCCCGCAGCTCGTCGAGCACCACGGCCCGCTCGTCGCCCTGGTTCGACAGCCCCCAGACCTGCGCCTCGGGGACCGCGTTGGTG